GAATGAGACTACCAATCACAATCGAATACACGTCAGGCGAATTCGGCACATACACCGCACAACCGCCAGAGTGGGCTAAGTGGGAACAAAAGACAGGCAGCACAATCTCGCAAGCGCAGGAGAAGATTGGAATCTCTGATCTTCTCTTCCTTGCGTGGAATGCGATGAAACGTGAAGCCGGTGGCAAGCCAATTAAGGGCTATGAAATCTGGTGTGAAACAGTGGCCGATGTGACAGTCGGTGACGTTCTCCCAAAAGTTACGCCGCCGGAAGCGTAAATCGGATCCTTGTCGAGCTGGCAATAGCCACAGGCATTCCGATGAGCGAATGGACGACGGCGGAGCAGATATACACGGCTTTCGAGATACTGGAGAAACAAAATGGCGTTTAAGGCGACGAAAGGGCAGGGAAGCTTTCGCATTGAAGTCGAGCCTTATGCGCTGAAGAATTTGATTTCGACACTTAATCTCTTAGACAAAGAAACGCAAGGTCGAGTCAGAGATGCAGCTCAGCCGTTATCTAAACGACTAGCTGGCCAGATTATGATGTTTGGACATGGCTCACCGACTCCACAAACAAAGCTCGTCTTGCAATCAATTGTTACTCCACGCGACCGATTAATCCGCGTCGATATTGGTGGGCCAAAAAAAGTCGGTCGCGCCTATGGTGGTCGGCCAAGTAAGAGCGGCAAAGGCGCAAAGGTTGGACGCACTCAAGCTCCAGCCGGCGCACTTCTCTGGGGCTCAGAATATGGATCGCGTCCAGGCATTGATAGAGCAGGGCGCAAATATACAAACCGATTTAAGGTTCCATATAATAAAGAAGGATATTGGTTGAATAAAAGCGTGGACTTCTACACTCCAGTCGTCGCGCAGGAGTATATTTCAATCGTTCAAGGAATCATTAACGATTTGAGGCTCAAATAATGGCAGGTATTCCAAAGGTCAAGATTACCTTCGATGCTGACTTTGATGATCTTAAAAAAGGCATAAAAGGTTCGCAAGCTGAAATCGAAACCTTTGGCGACAAAGTAGGAGAGTTTGGCAAAAAAGCTGGCTTAGCCTTTGCAGCAGCAGCAGCAGCCGCCGGAGCTTATGCGATCAAGCTGGCAGTCGATGGAGTTAAAGCAGCTATCGAAGATGAAGCTGCACAGATCCGACTTGCCACTGCATTAAAGAATGCCACTGGTGCAACCGATGACATGATTAAGTCAGTCGAAAAGCAGATTCTTCAGACATCTCTGGCCACTGGTGTCGCAGACGAAAAACTTCGTCCAGCCTTGCAGAGATTATCGCTTTCAACAAACGACGTCACAAAGGCTCAGGATCTTCTCAATCTTGCACTAGATATTTCTCAAGCTACTGGTAAAGGACTCGATTCAGTAGCTAACGCACTCGGCAAGGCATACGACGGCAACACGGCAGCTCTTGGCAAGCTAGGCATCGGATTATCTGCGGCAGAGCTCAAAGCGATGTCATTCGAAGAGACGCAGACCAGGCTCTCGGATCTATTCGGTGGAGCGGCCGCAGCTAACGCTGAGACATTCGCCGGACGCTTGCAGATTCTTAAAGTAACCTTTGATGAAGCCAAAGAATCAGTCGGTGCAAAACTTCTGCCAATCATTCAGCAGCTTGTCGAATTCGTTGTGAATGAAGTCGTGCCGGCACTTGGAAAGTTTGCTCAATTCTTTAAGCCAATCACAGACGCAATCGATAACAACAAAGAAGCCTTCACGGAGTTTATTGGATTCATTCAAAAGTACGTCGTGCCGGTTCTGGTAACAGTCTTAGGCGGAGCGTTTAAGGTTGTCGGCGAAATTGCTGGCGGAGTTATCAACGTCATTGGCGCAGTCATCAAAGGCTTAAACGGATTGATTGCCGGAGCCGTTGCCGGAATCAATGCTCTGATCCGTGTTTATAACTCAATTCCATTCTTGCCTAACGTTTCACAGATTTCAGCTCCACAAGTCAGCGTTCCAACAGTGACCATTCCAAAGACAACTACTGCAACACCTAGCATTCCTACAATCTCGGTTCCTAGTATTTCGGCATCAACTGGAACAGGATCTAGCACTACTTCAGGCGGTGGCGTCTCATCGGCTGCATCAGGTGCGGTTCGCGTAGGCGGTGGCTTTACTGATTCACAAAATGCTGCTCGTCTAGCTGCTATGGGCGGCGGAGGATTTACAGATTCTCAAAACGCCGCACGAATCAATCTTACAGTCAATGGCGCAATCGATGCCGAAGGTACTGCTCGCACAATTGTCAATGTTCTCAATGATTCATTCTTCCGAGGCACTGGCGGAGCCGGCGCACTCCAGGCAATCTAATGACACAATGGGCTCCAGTCTGGCGCATTGAGATTGCCGGAACAGATGTCACCGATTCGGTTCTTGCCAATTTAAGCATTACATCAGGGCGCACAAATATCTACGCGCAGGCTCAAGCCGGTTACTGCTCGGTCACTCTGATCATCTTTGGTCAAGCTGCGCTGCCCTATGAAATCAACGACACAATCTCGATTGAAGTGCAAGACACGTCGGCGGCCTATGTGCCAATCTTTGGCGGATCAGTGGTGGACATTGCCGTGAGCGTCTCACAAGTCGGCTCTAGCGCATACACGCAAGAAGTCACCATCACGGCTCTAGGAGCCCTTGCAAGGCTTCAGAAGGCACTCACAGATGGCGTCTTGACTCAGGACTTTGACGGCAATCAGATTGAGACAATCTTGAGCGCAATCTTATTCAATCAGTGGCAACAGGTACCTGCAGCTTTGCAGTGGAACACCTATGATCCGACTGTCCAGTGGCAAGATGCAGAAAATAATGGCTACGGCGAGATTGATACGCCAGGCAATTATGAGCTGGCACAAAGGGCATCAAATCGCACAGTCGTCTATGACTTGGTTGCAGCTTTGGCTACTTCTGGACTTGGTTATCTCAGCGAAAACGCGCAGGGGCAAATTTCCTATTCTGATTCAACACACCGCACGACTTACCTTGCAGCGAATGGATACACCGATCTTACGGCTAATCACGCACTAGGGCAAGGCATCACAATAAAAACTCGCGCCGGCGATGTCCGCAACGATTTAACACTTAAATTTGGCACACTTTCGGCTAATGAAGTCAGCGACACAGATCCGGCATCAATATCCGAATATGGCGAGCTCGCCCAAATCATAACAACGACCATCAAACATCAAGCGGACGCCGAAGATCAGGCCGCTTTCTATCTGGCACTTCGAGCTTATCCGCAGCCAATCTTTGACTCAATTACTTACGCCTTGACCAATCCAGAGCTAGACAATGCCGATCGTGATGCTCTTATCAATGTGTTCATGGGTCAGCCGATTGCACTCAATGACCTTCCGCCAAATATGTCCTCCGGCACGTTTCAGGGCTTCGTCGAGGGCTGGACGTTTAGATCTTCATTTAATCAACTCGACATCACTCTTCTCATGTCTCCATTGGCTTATTCACTCCAAGCGATGCGCTGGAATGACGTGCCAATAAATGAAGCGTGGAACACTGTGTCGCCGACTTTAGAGTGGCAATATGCCACAATTGTCTCATAACGAAAGGAAACACTTATGGCTAATCCAACAACAAACTATGGCTTCGTCTTACCGACGGCCACGGATTTAGTAACTGACTTACCAGCCGACTTTGACGTCGCATTGCAGGGAGTCGATACACGACTAAAAGCGTTGCAACCAGGCACAACGCTTGGCGATCTTGTTTTTGCTTCTGCAACTGCAAACACAAACACACGTTTAGGAATTGGAACAAGCAGTCAAGTTTTAGGTATTGTCTCTGGCGTTCCAGCATGGATTGATCCGGACAATATCGCTTCTACGTATAGCGCAAAGACTGCGGCCTACACATTCGTCTCAGGAGATGAAGGCAATATCTTCTCAATGAATAACGCGTCCACCGCGCAGTTTAACATTCCAACAGATGCTACTTTTAATTTTGCAGTAGGTACCGAAATAAATGTGTTTTGGATTACTGGTGCAGGTCAGCCAACTATCGGCGCAGTCACACCTGGAACAACAACAGTAATTTCAACAGGTGCAACAAGTGCAACACCTAAATTGCGTGTGGCCAACTCAGGTGCAACCTGTAAAAAATTAGCTGCTAATTCTTGGATTGTATTTGGAGACATAACATAATGACTCCGATGCTTGGAATTATGTCTAGTGCCGGCAGACCTAGGACAATTACAGTGGATTATCTTGTTGTTGCAGGTGGCGGCGGCGGCGGCGGCGCGGGAGCAGGTGCGGGTGGATTGCGTTCAACTGTTACTGCAACAGGCGGTGGTGGAACACTAGAAACTGCTTTAGCAATAACACCTGCAACTAATGTCACAGTAACAATTGGTGCCGGCGGCGCTGGCAGTGCTGGAAGTGTTTATGGCAGTGATGGCAATAATTCAGTGTTCAGTACTATTACTGCAACAGGCGGCGGTGCAGGTGGAATTGGTTCTGGTGCAAGTAACACTGGAAGAAATGGCGGCTCAGGCGGCGGCGGGGCGCAAAGTGTTGCAGCAGGTGGTACTGGTGCTGCTAACCAAGGTTTTGCGGGTGGAGCAGGTGGTGCTGCAAGCGGTTTTTATTCTAGCGGAGGCGGAGGCGGAGCAAATGCAACCGGCG